GAAGCTGGCACAGGACAGTAACGGTCATATGGACTTTAGTGAGTTTGGAGGATTACAAAATACGTCAGGCTCGGGTAAAACTGGGGATATTAATCTGACTACTATTGGAGCATCCTCTAACGACAGCTATGTTATCGTTTTAGAACTCATCAAGAAGTATGGCTAATGGCTACATCAGGCACACGAACGTTTACTTTAAATGCAGCAGATGCAATTGAAGAAGCCTACGAACTTGCTGGGTTAGAGTATCGGACAGGATATGACGGAGTAACTGCTCGGCGATCTATGAATATCATGTTCGCTGATTGGTCAAACCGTGGAGTCCAACTTTGGGAAGTAGAACAAGTCTCCCTTGATTTAGTTCAAGGGACGACTTCTTATTCTTTAAATGAGTTTGATATTGATATTTTAGATGCTGTTATTAGACGAACAGTAAATGGGATACAGACAGATTTCCAAATAGACCGAATTGAGAGGGGGGAGTATTTAGATATTCCTAACAAAAATACTCAAGCTAGAGTTACTCAATACTATTTAGAAAGAACGATAACTCCTAAGTTGTTTGTTTGGCCAGCTCCTGAAAACTCTACGGATAAGTTCGTTTCTTACAGGTGGAAAAGAATCCAGGATATTTCTGGATCTGTAGATGACGTTGATTTACCTAGTAGGTTTTTGCCTTGTTTAGTTACAGGACTGGCATTTAATTTAGCCTTGAAAAAGAACCCAGATAAAGCCATGTTGCTACAGCCGTTGTACGAGCAAAATTTAGTTAACGCTATACGATACGACACAAGTGATGCGTTTCAGTTGGTGCCGAAACGGACGTATGTCTAATGGCTTTCGCTCTAGGTAAACACTCTTACGGCGTTTGTGATCGTTGTGGGTTTAGAGCTAGATACTTAGACCTCCGTATGGAGTGGACAGGTTTTAAAGTTTGTCCAGAGTGTTTTGAACCAAAACATCCACAATTAGAGCCACCTAGACAAGGGACAGATCCTGAAGCATTAAGACAAGCGCGTCCTGAAGTTTCCTTACCTCAGTCTCAACTGGGGTTGGTTAGAACAACTGGGCCGAGCAATACTACTGACAGTGGAGTTAACGTCGGAGGACAACCTTTATCTGTGGTAGATCCTATAGGAACTAAATTCGAAGGAGTATCAGGCACAGGTGAGATAGGAACAGTTACGGTGACAACATCATGAGTTTTACGTTAGCTACTTTAAAATCTACTGTTCAAGATTATTGCGAAACTTCTGAGACCACTTTCGTTGCAGACTTAGATACTTTTATAAAAGAGTCTGAAGAAAGGATTCTTAAGAATGTTGAGCTTCCTGTTTTTAGAAAAAACGTTACTGGTTCTGCAGCCAGCAGTAATACCTATCTAAGTACACCAACTGATTTTTTAGCCCCATATAGTTTGGCTGTAATTTCTAGCAGTGTTTACAGCTACCTTTTGTTCAAACACGTTAGTTTTATTAGAGACTTTACTCCTAATCCAGCGACCACAGGGACACCTAAGTATTACGCTCTTTTTGATGATAATACTTTTATGTTAGCCCCAACTCCTGATCAAAATTATTCTTTCGAGTTGCATTATAAATATCGACCAGCTTCATTAACTACTACTTCAGGAACAGATACTACATGGCTATCAAGTAATGCTCCTGATGCTTTGTTATATGGCACTTTAGTTGAAGCAGCTACGTTTCTAAAAATCCCTGAGGAAGTTGCTCAATATGAGCAGCGTTTTGTTCAAGCAATAAATAGTTTAAAAAATTTAGGGCAAGGATACGGCTCAAGAGATGAATATCGTTATGACATTGCTAAAGGATAACGAAGATGTTAGTTGAAGCTCCTAACATGGAAGTCGGTAATGTTTTAGTTACTACAACTAAAAATAAAGGTCACTCTATAGAATTTTGGGCTGACTCTGCTGCAAATAGGATTGTGAGTGTTGGAGGAAATTGTCATCCTTTAATCGCTCAACAAGCAGAAGCGTTCAAAGAGGATGTTAAAAAGGTTGTTGCTTTTTATTTAGCTGAAGCAGTAAAAAGTGATAGAACTACTCTAATTGCTAAATTAGAAAATCAAGGCCATCAAGATATGGCTGATATATTAAGGAGACTGTAATGGCTATTACAACAGCTATGTGCACTAGCTTTAAAAAAGAACTTTTAGAAGCTGTTCACAATTTTAAAAACACAGGCGGTAGTACGTTTAATCTTGCGCTGTACACAAGCTCAGCAGATTTGAGTGCGAGTACAACTGCGTATACTACCTCTAATGAAGTATCTGGTACTGGATATACTGCGAAAGGTGCATCTCTAACAAGAGTTGACCCTAGTACGTCTGGTACAACGGCGCTTACAGATTTTAGTGATCTTACTTTTAGCAGTAGCTCAATCACAGCACGTGGATGTCTGATATTCAATGACAGTGCTAGTGGCGATCCTGCTGTATGTGCTTTAGATTTCGGTGGTGATAAAACTTCTAGCTCTGGCGATTTTACTGTTCAGTTTCCTACGGCTGATGCGAGTAACGCAATTATCCGCATAGCTTAGAGATAATATGTGGCAAACGTTACTGGCTGGGGTAGAGGCACTTGGGGCGAAGATGCGTGGGGTGAGCCAGACCTTATTGAGGTCACAGGCGTTTCTGCCACGGGTGCGGTTGGGTCTGTTACAGTCTCGGCAGACGCTAACGCCACGGTTACAGGTGTTGCAGGAACGGGTGCGGTTGGGTCTGTCACAATCTCGACAGATGCTAATGTCTCTGTTACAGGTGTTGCAGGAACAGGGTCAGTCGGTTCGGTCACGGTTTCAGCGGATTCGAACGTCAGTGTCACAGGCGTTTCCGGCACGGGTAGTGTTGGTTCTGTCACAGCCAGTGGAACCGCAAACGTTTCTGTCACAGGAGTTTCAGGAACAGGCGCAGTCGGCTCCGTCACTATCGTCGAAGGTACGGGCGTCGATGTCTCGATTACGGGCGTCAGTGGGACAGGGGCTGTCGGAACGGTTACTGTATCCAGCGATGCGAATGTTAGCGTTACTGGCGTTTCTGGTACTGGATCGGTTGGAACGGTTACAGTCGCGCTGGGGATCGTCGCGTCTCCGAGCGGCGTCAGCGGAACAGGCGCGGTTGGTTCGGTTACTGTATCCGGTGATGCGGTTGCTACACCGTCTGGTGTTAGTAGCACAGGCGTGGTTGGTTCGGTTACTGTATCTGGCGATGCAGCTACCAGTGTTACAGGTGTTTCGGCAACAGGTGCTGTCGGAACGGTTACGGTCGCAGTGGGTATCGTTACGTCTCCAACTGGAGTCAGTGGGACAGGAGCTGTCGGAACGGTTACGGTCGTTGGCTCAGCATTCGTCACTCCAACAGGAGTCGAAGGAACAGCAGAAACACAACAAGTCACAGTTTGGGGAATAGTAGATGATTCTCAAACTCCAAACTGGAGTAATATAGATGATAGTCAGACACCAACATGGTCTGTCGTATCAGATAGTCAAACCCCAGATTGGGAAGAGGTAGCTTAATATGGCAACTTATGTAAACGATTTACGGCTCAAAGAAATAGCCACAGGGGATGAATCAGGCACGTGGGGTGCGAGCACAAATACTAACCTCGAATTAATTGCTGAGGCGTTTTCATTTGGCACGGAAGCGATCACAACGAATGCTGATACTCATACTACTACTATTGCCGATGGTAGTACTGACCCTGGCAGGAGTATATTTCTTAAATACACTGGGACTCTTGATAGCGCTTGTACCATCACTATAGGCCCAAATACCGTCAGTAAGCTCTGGCTTATACAAAATAGCACATCAGGGTCACAGAACATCATCATCAAGCAAGGTTCTGGCTCGACAATCACAATCCCCAACGGCCAGACCAAGGCCATCTATTCGGATGGAGCGGGAAGTGGCGGCGCGATGGTTGACGCCTTCCAAGACCTGTCCATTCCCGATCTGTTCATTGACGATGACTTGACGTTCACCTCTGACAGCGCAGTCATCACTTTTGGCGCAGATGGCGACACTACGCTCACGCACACAGACGGCTCTGGTCTGACACTGAACTCAACAAACAAGCTGATGTTCAACGATGCGAGCCAGTTCATTCAAGGCTCGTCTGCTACGGTCTTGTCGCTGGGTGCGACGGACGAGATTGACCTGACTGCTACGGCTATCGACATCAATGGCACCGCAGATGTGTCTTCGACTTTGACTGTGGGCAGCGGTATAGACATTACCAACGGCAGTTCTAGCTTTAATAGGACTCATCCTACAACAAATGCTTCGCTGCAAATTCTCAACCTGAAAGCTACAAGCTCTGGCGATATGGCTGACGGGTTTGGCCCTTCAATCGTCTTTGCTGCGGCTGACACAGGCACAACCTCAAATCAAGTCGCTGAGATAAATGTTGTCAGAGCAGGGTCAGACACAGCGTTTAATTTAGAACTACAAACTGCTGATGCAACAAGGCTGACTATTGGAAGTTCTGGTGTAACTTTTGCAGATGGCACAGACCTCATCACTGCATCCGCAGGAACCTCCAATGTTCGTATCGGGGTCAACGCAGGTAACAGCATTACCTCTGGCGGCAACTACAACGTGGTCGTGGGCGACGAAGCGGGTACGGCTTTGACTACGGGTGATAA